AAATTTTTTAATAGTAATAAGATCTTTGTGACAACTAATAGATTCCAGAATCTCAATTTAGCTTTAACAAAGCAAGATTGTATTGACGATATACAAGCCTTATGGAGAAGAGGTTATGTTTTTGATTTTACTAATGTTGTCGCAACTTCAAATTTTATAGCGGGAATTATTGAGTTTAAACATTATGATTTACATAAGCAATCATTTGTGAAAGGTTTTCCTGCGAATTTTAAAAAAGAAATGGATAAAAGACAAATATCTCTCCCGGCTCAGCTGGAAATTTCAGATAGAAGTCAACTTCTATCTTGGATTTGTAAGATTGTTAAAATTTTTGATTTGATGAAGAAGAATTATGCGGTTGAGAATAGATTAACTGATTCTGAAAAGCAAATTATTCAGGAAGAACTTCAAAATTTAGAGTTTTTTGATGCTCAAGGAGAAGAGAAACCTAAGTCTTATTTTAGGGAGATTATAGAATCTTGTATATCAGATTTTGTACAGACCGTGGTTACATATGCTTCTCAAATTAAAACTTTTGTTTGTGATTATGCGATGGTTTTTGTAGCTCTAGGTTGTGTTGGGCTGATTTTAGGGTCATCTTGGTGGTTTGATACTACTGCGTATTATAAATCAGATGGCTTTAGATATGCGGTTGATTATTACCATGATAAAAATGGGATTCCCTGTCTTGTATACGTAGATCCTACTAAAGGAGAAACGGTTGGAGACAGAGATATTGTAGCAGCTCCTATGAACAATTTAGAGCCTGTTCCTATTTTGTATGATATGCATTTACCTAAAAAGAATTATGATTATGAATTGTCTCAGTTTTGTAAAGGACGTAATTGGAAACAGTATTTTGACTCACAGTCATTTAAATTTGATCCGTCAAACGTTCATAATAGTGTAATGATGATGCAGAAGCATATAAAGTACATAACTATAAAAAGGCAGGCAGGAGATATGATGATGCGTTGTTTGATATCTGGAAGAACTATAATATTACCTTCTCATGCTTCTAGTGAGTCAAGATTTTCGATAATTATCCATGATGATATAGTTAATAATAAGAGGCTTATAGATGGAGATTATGTTAGAGTGGTGTATCGAAATGTGGAAGAAGACGTTATGATATGTAAACTTAGTGAGTCTTATCCGTCTCCTTTTAAGAATTTAGCTTCGTGGATTAAAAATGATGTAGAGTTTACTAATAAGTCATCTTTTTTAGTATCCTCAGAACTTATATCACCTGTTGGTGCGGTGTTAGAAAACGCTGAACTTAGTTATAGAGCAGATGGTAATGTGGTAACTGTGAAAAATGCTTATTTGTATAATATCCAATTTAATGGCCTGTGTGGATCCGTCATTTTCTCTCCTGAGAGGGGAATTTTAGGAATGCATGTGGCAGGTTCTAAGGCAGAGAAATTAGGTATAGGTATGTCTTGGTCTTCTTGTACTCGAGAGATTATTAAAAAACATATGATTGATGACAAGAACCTTTTACCTTTAGATATGAAAAATTATGATGCTCCAAATTCAAGCGTTATAAAGTTAGATAAAAAGATGTTCGCCTCAGCTATACTTAAGAGTAATATTGGTCCTTCTCCGCTCCACGGGATCTATCCGATTGGGAGAACGCCTGCCATTTTGGATAAATATGGAAGGCACACAGTTAAAGAGATAGGTAAGGCGGCTTTTGCTGTTCCTGGAGCTCCCAATGTGGAAGAGGCTTTGTTTGCTCGAAAAGCGGTATCAACAATGTTTGGATCATTTTCAGATTTGCCCTGGGATGAAGTTGTTCTTGGAAATGAATTATTAAATAGGCTTAATAAAGATTCATCAAATGGTTATGGCTGTTATCCGGAAAAAGACAAGTATATTGATTTTGAGAAAGGCTGTTTAACTGATTATTGTAAAAAAGAAATTGATAAGTTTGAGATAGCTGTTGAAACAGGGTCTATGAAGGAAGAGGATTGGGATAAGTTGTTTTGGATTGAGACTCCTAAAGATGAAGTTAGAAGTAATTCTAAGAATGGTGATCCTCGAACTTTTAGAGTCGGAACTATAATCCAGCAAATATTAGCTAAGCGATATTTTGGAAAGTTTGTAGAGCAAGTCTTGCAAAATAGAGATTATAATATGGTCATGGTAGGTATAAATCCTATTAAAGAATGGCCCAAAATGTATAAAAGACTAGCTAAAGGCCAAATCTTTGCAGGAGATGTAGCTAAATGGGATAAAGGAATGGTTCCACAATTTCAAAGAGATTTATTTGACGTGATTATAGGAAAGTATACGGGTGCGAGACCTAAGGTAGCAGCAGTTGTTTTAGAATGCTTAATTCACTCTTTAGTGGTTATGTTAGATGATTTGTTTTTGACAACTCATTCTTTAGCATCAGGTCACTTTTTAACTGCTATTTTTAATAGTTTAATTAACCGAATGTATACAGCAGCTTGGTATTTTAGAATGTTATCCATCAAGAAAGTTAAACCAACAATAACTGATTTTAGCAAAGATGTAGTCGACTTCGTGTATGGAGACGACAAAGTTAATGCTATATTTAAGCATGCCGATGTACTAAATGCTATTACTATGAAAGATTTTTTCGAATCATTAGGTCTTGGATTTACAGATGCGAGTAAGAAGCCAATAGAAAAACCTTTCCAGTCTATCGAAGAGATAACTTTCCTTAAGCGATCTTTTGTGTATCATAATACACTAGAAAAGATTGTATGTCCTTTGGATTTAGAGGTATTACAGTCGGGTTTATCATGGGTTGATTATACTAAAGATATAGATTTGGTTATGTCAGCTAAAGTAGATAATTATCAGCGAGAAATATTTTTGCATCCCGATAGAGAATTTCTATTAGACGATTTTAAGAATCGTTTAGCTAGTAGAAATTGGACTTTTAATGAATTACCGTTATCATATCTTTTGGATTTGTATTCTGATGATTCTGATTATGAACCAAGTTTTGGTGCTAATATTTGTCTATAACTTGTTTAATTTTTATTATTATTGTATTATATTATATTAGTTTTATATATATTTTTGTTCTCTTATATGCGTTTATAAAATCGTCAGTTAGACCTGCTGGTGAGCGTATATGTAAGGGAATGTTTGAGGATTAAATATTGAATTACCTTTAAACTTTTTTGGTCTGAACGATGTGAGCTGTTTATGGTGGTAAATAGTCTTCGTTTTAAAATAATAAAGCCACTACAAATAATAA